TTATCTTTTTTGTATCCTTTATTCGTTCTATATTTATTAATTTCATTTTCTATATTATTACCCTCCCTGTTTGACCATCTATCAACAACTTTATTAACAGTTAGGTTTTGATAAACTTGTTCTATAGCAGGGTTCATGCCCGATTTATAATTTTTATGTTTTTCAATTAAAGAAGACAGATGATCTATATCAGAATATTTGTTTAGATTATACGTTTTATAATCTGTACCTTGTTGCCCTACGTCAAATCGGAATCTAATATTACCCGTTGCACCTCCAACTGCTAAACCTGTAACAATTTCCTTACGTTTATTCTCTAGGTTTGTAGTTGCTAACTTATATTCTGGACTAGCTACAGATTTTGGGAATGTAGTTGCTGTGCCTGCTGTTGTGTTTTTTGTAATCTTATGCTTTAACGCATTATATTTTTCATTTGCTTTTATTTCTGCCATGGTTTGACCTTCAATATTCAAACCTTCTACATCATAAAGAGGAATTCCTTCTTCATTTACCCGATATGACACATCCATAGTTCCACCTTCAGGTGGTAGGTTTAATAAACTAGGGTCAGTTTCTTTTATAATATTATCTACCACCGTTTGTAAAGTATGTCCAATATACGTTTTTCCGTTATGTGTGAAAGTCCTTTCTACCTGTATACGATCAGCTTCTTTATTTCCTGTTAACCCAAATAAACCAACACTAACATCCCTATTATTTATGTTATTAAAACTCTCGTTTATATCTTTCCACGTACCAGTAACATTTTCAATATTTGTATTAAGTGCATTTTCACCTACATCACTTTTTGGATCATTTATTTGATCACGTATATTTAAATAATCGGTTATATTTGATTCTAAATTACCTTTAGCTATCACTGGAAAATTCGGTTGAACAGCACCTGGTTTAATTACATTAACAGAAGGAATTTGATTATTTGCTCTTCCAATTTTTTCCAAGTTCATATATTCCCAATTCTCAATTTTCTGTTTTTGTATTTCTGCTATTTTTTTATTCCAATTCATCTCTTCTTCAGTTAAACCACCATTCCCATCAATATCAATGTATGTATTTTCATCATCCACGTCAATAAACGGTATAAATACCCCATCCTCCAACTTACTAGCAAAATCACCTGGTAAATTATCAACAGTACCACCTGCGGATGTAAAATCATTTGTGTTTAATTGGTTAGCATCAGATGGCATTTTGTTATTGTATACATATTCTGAATTATAATTTGGATCATTTATTTTAGTGTCTGTAGCTTTTTTTATAATTGATGCAAAAGCCTCATCACCAAAATTTTCCTCTATTTTTACCCTTTGTTCAGGTATACCGGGAATTCCTAGGTGTTGATCTTTGTACTTATTATAATTGCCTTTTAGATCCGCATGTACCATTTTATTTGCAATATTAGTTTGGTCGATGTAGTCGCTTGTGTTAGCTTTGTAGTTGGTTGCATTATCTCTAGCGCGACCTAAATATATATCCACATTTGAATCTGAGTGATACTTGTATTTGCCATCACCAATTGATTCTCTTAAACCACTATTTATTACTATTTTCCCTTTTTCATCTTTTGTAACATCCCAAAATGAACTTACACCATTACCAATATTACGCACCAAGTCAAGTCCTCGTTCATCTCGAGCAAATTTTGAATAATTGTTTTCATCAAAATTAATGTTAGCATCCAAAACTCTACCTTTAGTGTTTATAGATTGTATAAAATCTGAAGCAATTTGTATTTGTTCATCCCTTGTATAATCACCATCTCTTAACATACTAGTAATTTGTGCTATAGCTTTACGCGCATTTTCACCACCCTCTTGTGACCAATTCTTTATATTATCCACAGCACTCATCATCCTGTCTTGCGTTACATCGACACCTGTTTGATATTTTTCTTTTTTCTTTTTTAATTTATCACCATATGCTGCCATTTTACCAAACCAACTATCAAAGCTTGATTGGAAACCTTGTTGAAATGCCATCCACTCTTGTCCGCCGCCTTTATATGTAGGATTTTCGTATTCTCCCATTGTTTTATGTTTTATTTGTATTTAATATTTCGTTTTATCTTTAACCTCGACCTTTAATAAGATCCATTGCCTTCTGTGCATCAGTTCGTGTATCTTTACCCTTACCCTTACCTTTCCACATATCACTATCTGCACTTCCAGCTATACTTCCACCTATAGCACCCAGCGTTGAACCTAACGCCATCATTTGTGCTTGTTGGTATGCATATGCTTGTTGCATTTGTATACCTGATAATGCAGCATATCTGTTTAATGACATCATGTCCCTTTGTTCTTGAACACCAAACTTGAACTGTCTACCAGCCATTTGAGCACCCTGTATTCTTCCGGCTTCTGATAATTGCATTCGCTGCATTTCTGATTGGCCTTGTGCTCTAAGTCTTGTATTTTGAGCTTCTTGTTGTTCTATTGTCGCTGAAATTCCTTGTTTACTTCTTAATGCTGCTTGTGCTAAAGCAGTTGCTCCACCAGCGCTAGCACCAGTAGCTCTTAACGTATCAAGTGATGCCGCTAATGCTATATCTGTTTCTTCAGCTTGCAATTCAGCTGCTTGACTAGCAACTTGTAAATTAGCGTATGGATTAGTTAAAAGAGCACTCATGTCTCGCATTCCTTCAGAAGGATCAAGAGGTTCTTCTCTACCTGCTTCTATTTCTGCTATTTTTGCCTCATGATCACGTTGTTTACGTTGCGCTTCTTCTTTTGCTTTTCTTGATTTAGAAGCACTTATTATACCACCCAACGCTGAAATAGCTACCCCAATAGCCATAACTGCCGCTGGTGCTATGGCTTGTGTGACGGCCACGTCTTGACTTCCATACCAAAATTCTTGTAAAATATTTATTATTTCCTCCATATTTATTAATTTGATGACATATTTACTTCACTGCTAACCGCAAATAACTCTGCTTGGTCACTAGTACTGTGGTTCCAATGTGTCATTGTAACATTCATATAATTACCTGTTAAACCAGTGTTTGTAAAATAAGTATTATCGTTAAACTTATCATTATTTTTATTTCTTATCAAGCTAAAGTATTTGCCTTCTTTTTTAACAAAACCAGCTGGAACAGGTGGGTATGTATTAGATATAATCACACCTTCTTTAGCAATTTTATATCCTTCCTCAGATATAGCTGTGTAACCCGTCGTACCGTAACTATGATCAATTGATTTTGCGCTAGTATCCGCTTCCCAACTTGTGTCCCCTTCGTAGTTAATTGTCATAAAATTCTTAACAACAGACGGGTTATCATTGAATATCATATCGACATAAGATGGATCGTTATATGTTACCCCATAGAAATTATTTCTATTTGGTGTTGCATTGTGATGCTGCCATAAGTCAAGTTTATTAAATGTATAAAATCTATTAACTAAACTAAAACCAAATAAAGGTTCATATGTATAAAAAGAAACCCATCCTTTTGATTTTTCATCAAAACTTAATGTTAAATAATTTGCTTCATTTGTTGTTGCCGTTGCACTAGATGCTTTTTTAATATTTACCGTGTGATCTGTACCTGCTTCGTTAATATTAGTTCCTTGTAGTGATATAATGTATTTATCTTTTTGATCATCATACATTCCATATGCCTTGGTTGTTAATAACAATTTATCTTTAAAAAAGTCTTTCATACCAGCTAAAGATATAGGTGTTATACCATCTCGTGATAATCGTATAACTGATCCTCTATTTTTGTCAACAAAATATTTTCTATTACCGTGAAATGCAAAACTTTCAGGATTAGTACCTATTCCAAATCTTCCAGAATATGGTAATACTTGTCCTATAACAACATTTGACGTTGCTGATAATGGTGCACCTTCAGCTGTGTAAATAGCATCTTTGTCGATCATTGCTCGACTAACTTTATTTTCTTGCAATATTAATAAACCACCCGCATCTTGAAAATGACCCTCATCAGCATAAAGTTTTTGAATAGATCCATATGATAAATCAACAGCTTTTGTAATGTCACTACCTATAGGGAATTGATTTGTGTTATTTACTTTTGTTTTAGAGTTGTATATACCTGAGTACATCAACGCATTATTTCTTTTTCTTCTACCGTAGTCTTCATCAACTAAATATGCTTTAACACCAAAATCCATTGATGTTTCATTAAATCCACCTTTAATTCTTGATTCTTCAACGTGGTATTTACCTTCAGCTAAACCTGGTACATCATCTTTATCTAATGTAATAACTAATGGGTCTCCTCCGCTAGCTCCAAAAATAGAACTTACCATGGTAATTTCTTCTCCAATAGCAAACCCACTTCCACCATCAAGTGTTGTATTAACTTCTATTGCTGTGGCTTTATTAATACCATCAACATTAGCTATAGTTACTCTTAGCACAGCACCGGTTCCATCACCATTTGTAGTCCAACCAGGTGTTCCAACAACATCTTTATTAACAGTGTACGGAGAGCCACCTGTGGATGCACTTGCGGTTAAATTTCCCGTAATCGATGATGTTAACGTACCCGCTCCTACTACTAAATTAGAAGTCACAGGTCCGCCTGCTAAAACAAAAGTATTGTAGTATGCTATTTCTATTATTGCGCTCATATATGTATTATTAACATGTTAATTCGGAACTACTTACAACCCTTGATCCTATGTTTCCAGAGAAGTAAACATAATGATCTGCCCCATCTCTCGAAAATTTATAATAACCAACTGCAGATTCTTGAGTACCACCCCAATCATTATCCCATATTTTATTCCCCAGAACAAGTTCGTTTGCAGTCACAGTATCACCACTTCCTTTTGATACATAATAGTTTGTTGCAGAACTATTCAAACAAATACCCGAACTATTAGCTTGGTATACAAAACTACTTGCTATTCTATTATCTGTTAGGTTTACACTTATTATAATATCAATGCTTGCTGTTAATCCACCACCATCAGTAACCGTTACAGTCATTGTTCTATTGCCAGCTGAATCTTCTGCAAAATCTTCAGCACTAACGTTCCAATAGCCTGTTGTTTTTAGTCTATAAACACCAGCAACAACAGAGTCAACTGCAAATAAATTATTATATACCGTGTCACCCATAACAAATGAATATGTTAATCCAGTTTTATTTTCTGTAGATAAAGCTGTACCATTTTCCGCTGTACCAGTAGCAAAAACAGTACCATTGCTAGATGTTTCAAATGCTGTAGCGGTACATCCAGACGTGCAAGTATTAGGTCCCTTTATCCAAGGTGTATAGTTAGCAACTTTACATATTACTTCACCAGTGGAAGAGTTACCACCTGCTTCTGTATATGTGATATTAAGTTTAAATTCATCTTTTGTAGAATCACCAAAATATGCAAATTCAGTGTTTATTGTAACTGAACCTCCACTCGATACAGCAATTCCAACATCAGAGGCTGGATCTTCTGTGTTTCTTGCCCAATTTAATATATAGGTCATATTAGCACTTGGTGTTACTGGGTTTGATGTTAACGTTCCAATTTGATAACCGGATTCTTGTTGTTCACCAAACGTTGGATTTTGATTATTCCCACTCCAAGCTAATCCTGTTGGACTTCCAATAACTTGACTTATTTGTAGGTTTAAATCTTCAATCAATCCACCAGTTGATGTTTCATAAAATATTTCTAATCTTGATTTAAAAGGTTCAGTTTCAAAAACAGATAAACCCCTTGTGTATTTATCAATAAAAACAACAGCTCCCTTTTTAACTTCAGCTGCCGTGAAAGCATCCTTATTTAATGTTAATGCCATGTGTCCAGATAAAAGATTTGATCCAGCGTCAATAATATACACATTCCCATCTTGCGGTACAGTTCCAGTACCTGATGTTTGGTTACCAGCAAGGTAACTACCCACCGTAATATCGTTACCAGTAACGCGCATATATGTTGTTATTGTAGCAGTGGAAATATTATTATCAGCAGTTCTAGATATTTTTAGTACACGATCCGTGGCGGTGTCCTCATACACATAAGTTCTGTGACCAGCGGTCATATTAGCACCAGTAATATTTTTCATATTAGGTAATTCCGCTACAAGAGGATTTCTTTCACTACCATGTACAAATGGTAATACTGTATACCCTGTTAAACCAACATTATCACCAACCGTGTCTTTAATTGTTGCTTGTAAAAATAAATTTTGATCTTTAGCATTACCTAAACTAATAACATCAACAAAATCAGTGCTATCTGTATTTATATAAGAACCAGCGTCGTATTGTGTGTCACCAGCTATTACCTTTGGATATAAACGAGTTTCTGATCCCGTAACATCACCTGCGTGTGCAGCATCTATATCAGTGGCATCACGCGGTATTTTGTTAACATTATCACCATATAAACTCAACCAACTTCTAGCACTTCTACTTGTATCATATATATGATCAATATTATTCCAGTTATCTGCTGGGTGTGGTGCATATATATTATAATACTCTTGTTCTTTTTGTTTTACAACAATCCTCCATGAATACCAACCATGTGGATTAGTATCTTTATTATATAATGATGAAGAAGGTATAATACTTTCATCATCTTTAAAGTATATGTGTAGCGATTTACCTATCGCGGCTTCTAGTGTGGACCAACTATACGCACCGTTATAATTATTAGCTGGAAGTGAAAAATCTGTTGTTACAATCGGTGTTGTGAATGTATCACTAACATCACTTGTGTTTGAAGATAATATAACAGATGATTGTCTACCAAATTTATCAGCCAAAACAATACCCACCTGATACTGTCTTCTTTGTTTTACTGAATGAAATTTATATGTTTTTTCAGCGTGTTGTAACATACCACCACTAACCCCATATTCATTTTGCCCTTTTGTTGACGTACCAATTATATAATTAATACCATCTTCCGTTGGTAAATTATAATTTTCAGTAAAATTTCCATATATAATTCTATTTCCACTTATTTCTTGTGCTTTTGCTCTAACGGGTACTTGATCATAAACCCTTGTTGTTTGTTCTTCTGGTAACACTCTACTTGGCTCTTCAGATTTATATTCATATTTATAAGCATGTCTAAAATATCTGTATTGAGTTACATTTGTGAATGTTATTATAGTATCAGCAGCTATTGATTCAACTGTTGTCCACGTTATAAGATTTCCTGGTCCAACTGAGCTAATGGTACCACTTCCACCACCTGCCCAAGTTCCTACCATACCCGCTCTTAATTGATCTGTTAATAAACCAGGATCAAAAGTTGTGGTATTAACCGGTTGTCCACTGCTATCAGATTGTGTTGTACCTTGAACAGTAGTAAAAGGTTTCATGGTGTATTCTTCAATGTTACTATCAGTTGTAACTATATTAATAGTATCAATAACTTTTACAGCTAAACCATCTGATTCTTTACACAAAATATCAATACTTTTTATGCGTAAATCATTACTCCAGCTATTAGTTGCTAATTTAAATTCATCATATGACGGTAAAGGAATTCTAAGCATGATTTTATTATAATCATTTTCCATGTGCTTTACTACACCTTTCTCTAAAACATCATATTTGCTATATCCACTATCATATTCTGTATCACCAGCCGTATTAACATCTGATATTCTGCCACTATTTAATGGTTTAAAAATAACTTGTGTAAAAGGTGCCATTATAGAATATTCACCATCATCAAATCTATATCTATAAGAAAATCTTATAAAATTTTCTTTTAAAAATTCTGATTTAATATCACTATCTTTAGACATTGTTGTTCCATCACCTAATAAACTAAAATCATTCTCTTGCAGCGTTATTGTTACAACCTTGTCAGTATCAAATGCTGCTGTAATTAGAGTATCACCCGGAAAATAACCAGATCCAGATGCTGTTACGGTAACAGATGCAATGGCTGGGGTTGATGTAAACACAATTGTAACTATAGCACCCGTGCCATTACCACTTGTTGTTGTGGCTAATGTTGCATATTCACCATTGGTTGGATTACCACCCGTTATTGTTGTTGCTATTACCCGTGTTAATGTCATAGCGGCTGCTGGTAAAATTTGCGCATATAAAATAGGTGCTATATGTGGCGCAGTCTTTGCTACACTAATTTGATCTTCTGTGGTATAGTGTGGACTATTGCTTGATCCCGGTGCTTGTCGTGCTTTTTTAATATTTATTTTTCTTGGTTGATTATAATTGTCTGTCCAAAATAATAAATCATCTATAAGATTAACCCCGGTTATTAAATGATTTTTACTAAAATTCAAAAAGTGACCACTAACTAACGTATAAATTGTGTTATCATTTTCCGTGTCTAGCATTACAATTTTACATTCATTGCTACTAGTTGCCCTTGTCATCGTTGTTATGTCTTCAGAATTAACATCACCTTCAAAATTTGTTATAAACCAAAGTATTTTTTTTGTTAATGGATCAGCATAATAACCCACGACTTCACTATCAGATTGATTATCAGCACCTGCACCCGTTGGTATTGAAGCATATAATTTTTCGTTTCCAAGTAAATTTTCTATAGCACCTACGTTAGAATCTTCAGAATCATTTATTAAAATATTTTGAGCTTCACGGTATTCACCCTTAGGTATAAGTCTCTCATCAAGGTCCTTATTCATTTTACCTTTAAAAAAAGTGTTTTTAATTTCTGCCATTTATCTTTATTTAATATGCTTTGCTTTGCCTCTCATCACTTGAGTTATTTCTTCCGTTTTTAAGTTAGATAATCTTATTTTAGCATTTCTTATAGCAGCGTTTCGTTCTTTTTTATATCTACGAATAACATATTCTGGCATATTAATTTTATTAGATATAATAGCATGTGCAATATGTCTATAAATAGCTTCTTCTGCAAATTTATGTACCAACGTATCACCATATATACCATCACTAATGTATTTTAATGTCACAATTTTACCACTTACATTTGATGTAAAATGTATTAAACCCCTTGTTTGATCTATTAAAAAACAACCATTTTCTTGAGCAAACTCAGGAAACAACCCATACCTAGTACCTACACGTGTTGGATCTGTGGTATACCAATATTCACTTTTACTCGCATCTGTTGTTGTGTTATCTTTAAATCTTTTCCATGTTTCAGAATTTTCCGCTGTTGCTAATTTACCGTCTGCATCAAAAATATAATTATAATCACTATCTTGTAATAAAGCGCTTGGGTTGCTTGATTTTCTTATTGGATGTAAAATATACTCATCGCCAGAATTACTTATCCAAGAAACTTTCACATAATTTACATAATCATGTGGTAGTGGCATACTTAATGCTGATGATACTTCTATTTCTTGTGACGATTCTGATCTTAATGTATCATAACTAAGTTCTTGTACACCTCGTTGTGCGTGAAATAATACATCAGATCTCTTAGTATTTTTTATTAATTTTCCACTACCAACATAACCCATCATGAAGTTATTTACAATATCTTTTAATTTTATGTTTTGATAATTACCATATGATTGATCATAGTGATTAAGTTCAACACTAATTGTCGCGTTTAATAATGGTGCACCATCTATTGCTTGAACGTTAGAATTAATATCAACAGCGGTAAAAGTTAAAACAGGTGATGCATATGTATAATTTGTTGATGCTATCAACGTATTATCAATATAAACATTAAATTCACCTTCTAATGTAGGTATTGGATCAAAGAAACTTTCTGTTAATGTAAATAATTTTGTTGTTCCATTTCCTTGAAATATTTGATTTCCTTTATAATACCCTTGTGCTGTTAATGTACCTAATGCCATATTATTGTTATTTTATTGTTGTTGTTTAGCTATTTGCTGTGCTTGTACCACTTGCCCCATTTGTTGTGTTATTGTTGGATCTTTAACCACAACGCCACACAAACCTAATATACTAATTATTAAATCTATTTCATCTGCTTGATGTAGATCAAAATTAGTGGATCCATACGTACTACTGTTATATAAATTATCAGCAGATAATGTTATGGCTAAATTTGCATTTGTTGTGCCAATTGCACCATCGGTATTCATTAATTCCTTCTGCACTTCTATTACATCACCAATGGAATAACCAGAACCAGCTGCTACTACTGTAGCGGTGTCAATATCTGCTGACGCAGACGTAACTTTTATAGTTGCGCCACTACCGCCCGCTGGAGCAACTGTTGTTGCTAAAGCAGCTGTTGTACCAGTTCCACTTGCGGTTGGGGGAGTACCTGGTAATGTTAATGTGTTATTTATTACTAAACCAGTGTCTACAAATATCCTATCATCATATATATTTGTACCATACGTGGCGTTAACAGTGTAACCCCATCTTGGATTTGTAGGTACTTTTATATATTTTATTGTTGGGAGTGACGACGATGCTGGACTAATGACCGCGGTCGTGGAAGTTTGATAGTATATTGGAAAATCAGAGGTAGGTTTTGTTAACGGTGAGGAATTTAAAAATGATAATTTACCTTGATCAACTTTTTCAATGTGTGTATTTGATATAGATATATCGATGGTTTTGTATATATCTGTTGGTAAAGTTGCTACACCCGTTGTTGTATTATAGTCGGGAGGAAGAATTCCTTGATTAAAATCATGTGATTTATAAAATATATCTATTTTTTCTGCAACTTTTTCTGGCAAATTAGCATATTCTTCATTTGTAAGGCCCTCATTTTGCATGTTAACCATTTTATTATATTCGAATATATTTCTATCTAATAAACCTAATTGTGATTGCGTTGCTATTTTGTTAAATTCATCTGGCGTTATATACCCTCTTTGTTCTTTATTCAGAATTGATAATACTGATTTATATACTTTATCTACATTTATTGCCATAATTTCTTTTTATTTATAGTAATGGTCACCCATAGGATGACCATCCTATAAAGTGATTAATTATTTTAATCTTTTTTCTATGTTTTTATATATTTCAATACCTTCATCGGTTTTGAAAAATGCTGCTAGCGCAGAGTAAGGATGTTCATCAAATGGAACAGTCATTACTTTTCTTTTATTACTTGACCAAGTAAAATTACGCTGGTCTGGAGAAAGTGTCAATATCCTAGCTTCAACAGCTTTGATACCAAAATTCCTAAGTTCCACGTTATCATCTTTTGCTAAATCTAAAAATAGTTTTGGGTTGTTTTTTGCCATCAATAAAATATCTCTTCGTATTTCTTTTGACGTCATTTTATTAACACTACTACCAATTTCTACTCTAAGAATAGCCTCACTATGATCTACATCTAAATTTTTAGCTGCATTTAATGCCTCTATTTCCATTTCTAAATCGAGTAAATCATCTTTAGCTTGTTCTACTAAATTAAGTTCTTCATATAATTTATTTCTCTCCGGATGATGAAAAGAAAGAAATTTTTGAAGTGTTTGTTTTTCTTTAGGAACGTTTAAAACTCCGTTTCTAAATATAACATGTGCTAATCTTTGATCACCTTCCATCTCATCGACAAATGATGTTTTTTGATTTTCAACATATTTTATCTCTCTTTCATATCCTAAATCTTCATCAAAATAAAATATACCTGATGTTCTAATTTTATAAGATAGTGGAGAAAATCCTCTACGTAATAAATACGTACGATCTTTAATTTCCCATGTTGTGTTAACTTTGGGTGCTTTCGCTTTTTTTGTTTTCGTTTTGTTCATAATATAATATAATTAAATAAGTTAAAAAAATAAAGGGATAGGTGCCGAAGCACCTAACTCTTTATGTAAAAAATGTTATGCTGTTAAAGCCATAAAATTATTAGCTCCTTGAACAATTAAACATCTTTCTGATAGGTAATGTACCTCCAATGCATCAAGATCAGAAGTAATGTTTGAACCAACTGAACCAGTTGTCCATGTTTTAAACCTTCTGTCATCAGCAGCTGAAGCTCTATACCTAACGTGTAGGAAAGGTTTTTTTACTGCTTTACCTAGTACTTCATCATAAACAGATGAAACTCCAGCTGGAACAATAATACCTCTTTTTCGCTTCGCACCAACATCATTTAGTGCTCCTCTAGTACCATAATCATTAAGATATTTCCAATCAGTTTTGTAGAAGTCATAAGAACCTCTTCTGAAACCATTGAAACCTAAATTAAGTGCCATGTTTTCTGCATTATCAAATACACCAAAACTAACACCGTTAGTTACATGTGGATTTAAACCTGCAAGCATGTCATCCACTGCTAAAGCAGTAGTTCTATTAACATAGATCATGTTTTCTTCGATAGCACCGTTTTTATCAAATTCTGCTAAAATAGCATCAAATTCTGCTAAATCAGTAGATGCACTTGATCCAAGAATACCAGTTGAATAATTACCTCTGTCGTCCATAGCGGCCCAAAGACCTTCTGTACCATCAACAGCAGCGGTTGAATCACTAGCTTTTTCAGCTGATTCTATCATTGCCATTTCTAAGTAGTCAGTGAACCTTTGTCTTGTATCACCTTCTCCTTTTAAATACCATAGATAACCATTTTGTCCGTCTTCACCTGAAACTTCAATCCAACCAATCGCAGAAGCGTCTGAACCAGAAACGTCAAACTTATCTTTAATTATAATTGGTTTGTTTGCAAATGATTTGAACCCAGGATCTACAGATTCCCCTCTACCAGTGTCCCCTTTTACATACTCAGAACCATAAACTAAACATGTTGCACCAGCTGCATCCGCTATTCCAGCGTTTACAAAGGTGTCATCGTCTATACATACTGCATGAAATTTAGTAGCAGCACATTGATTTGCGGCTGTAGGATCGCCAGGAGATTTTGTTACAATACCTCTAGCTGTACTATTCGCGTCACTAATTAAAACTAGATCACCAACTCTTATTGCGTGTTCAGGTGTTCCATCGATAGCGTTGCCATCAGAATCAGCTGTAACAGTAAATAAGCCATCAGCATCACTGCTCGCCATGTGAGTGACTGCGTATGCTAAATGTAATCTACCTTGTTCTGACCATACTACACGATCAGCAGTCATAGGCTCTTCAGCCCCAACTCTTTCTAAGAAACCCGAAATAGTTCGATTACCGAACACTTCTGCTTCCTTTTCCATAATATCGGGAACATATTGTTGTCCCCACCCTAAAGTAGCATCACTAGTAAAATCTACATAGTTACTAGCTAGTGCTATTTTAGTAGGTGCCGGCGTACTTCTTAAGTTTGTTGCCGGACTTGCATTAATTGCCATAATTTATTTATTTAAATTTTTAATTTTTAATTTTAAATCTAAGTTTTGAACTACTATCTCCACTAATTACTTTATATTTTACACCACCAGTCTCCACCGTGTCAATACCTGATTTTCTAGGATCCATATTTATATTTTTAGAATCCATAGTAACCTCTTTGATACCATCGGCTTTACCTTGTTGGTAAAAATGATTAGCAATTGCGTCAGGATTTCTTGCAGCAAATAAAGATTTGTGATAACCCGAAGCGTCTTGAAGTAAATTATCTTTACCTATATATTGACTGAAAACATTCAGTACATTACCTTGGGCTTCTTTATTAGCAGCAACATCCTTGATATTATAACGATATTTTTTGTCTTCAACTTGAAAATCAAAACCTTTGAATTCATTATTAAAAACTTCGTTTGTTTTTTTATCGTAATGTTCCTGTTGCGTTAACGTTAGTTTTTTAACTTGATCTTGCTCTTTATTATAACGGTTAAAGAAATCTATTGCCTTTTGTTGCTCAGGAGGTAACTTTGAACCCATTTTAATGTTTTCATAGTATTTACCTTTCATTTGCTCCAAATTGTTTCTAGCTTCTGCAACTGCTTCTTTAAAAGCAACTTTTTTTCGTTTGACATCCCTTTCCTCATCTACATCCTCATCAAATAAAAAATTATCTTCAATTAAGAAGTTTATTTCATCTTTAGAGAGATGTGGTTTGGTTTGTCGATAATAATCATCTAAAAGACTTCTATCATCTGTTTTTGAATAATCCGCATTAAGTCTAACGTAGTCTTCAAGCGTTCCACCGGTCTCACCCATAAAGTCAACGACTTTTTGTATGTTTTCTGGTAGTTCCATTCCTGGAGTTGTTTCTTTAATTTCTTCTTTAATTTCTTCCACTTTTTCTTCAATGGTTGAAACAGTACTTACATCATCTGTAATTTCTTCCAAAACTGGTTGTTCAGTTTTTTCTTCTTTTTTAACCTCTTCTTTTATTTCAGGTTTAACCACATTATCTTCTGTGGTTTCTTCACTTTGTTTTCGAAGATCAACCTTAGTCGGTTCAACTTCTCTACTAAGTTTTTTCATTTTCTTAGGTATTTTAACCTTTGTTTTCTCACCCATTGGTGATTCTACTTTTTCGTCAGTAGTTTGTTCAACTACTTCTTCTTTGTTTGTTTTTGCCATAATACAATATTATATAATTATTTAAATGTTAACGTGGCTCAAATTGCTCTAAGCCAAAACCTCCTAAATTATCAAATCCAGCGGATTCAAAATTTTTAGGTGGAGTTTCTTTTTTTCTTTGATCTATTAATTCAGATTGTTGTGATGCTTGAATTTTAGTTCTTTCATCTTTACGATCTTCTTTAAATTTATCTTTTTCATTTACTAGTTGTAAATCCATTTCTTTTAATTGCTTATTTAATTCAAATTCATACCCCATTAATTCTTTTTTAATAGCAGCTTCTGTTTCCATTTTTTTAATATCAAAACTTAACTGTGCTTGATTCACTTGTACTTTACTACCTGCTATTCCTTGTTGCTTTTGTATTTCAGCGTCTGCTGCAGCTTTAGCAGATTCTGCGTTAGATTGGGATTGTAACGCAATATTTTCTTTTTGAATTAACCTATCTTGTTCTATTTTTTTACGTCTACGTAATTTTAATAATTGATTAGCAAGTTTTAAATTTTTGATTTCTCTAATATCAATAGCATCCTCTAATAAAATTAATTCTTTTTGTAATGCCATTTGAATATTATTTTCAAGCATTTGTTTTTCTTCTTCATCAGGTGTTAATTCTAAGAAAATACCAAAGTCATGTAAATGTAATTCTTTTATTTTATCTAACGTTGCTATATTAAATCTACCAAGTGAATTAATAAATAAACGTCTTGTTTTTGAATATTCTAACACATCTGATATTCTAAGTGAACAAGCTTCGGCTGTTTTTAATGTTAAATACAAACCACCTTGTAATATGTGTCTTGTTGCTGTATTTGAATTTGCTGCAGCTAGTTTTTGTACTCCAACTAAAGCATTTTTATCTGGAAGACTACCATCTCTAGCTTCATTTAATCCAGTCACATCCCTCATCATTTGTAAATAATAATTATATGAATTAATTAAACTTGATATTTTTTGATTACCAGATCCGGAATTAAGTTCTTGTATTGGAACTTTTCCTTGATTAAATTCACCGTCTTGTGTCATTGATCTACCTATCACACTACCAGTTTGGAAAAACATATTTAATGCTTCTTGTGGATTATAATTTGTTCCATTACCAAGATCAACTTCAGCAAGTCCATCAGCGTCTAAATAAACTCCATCAGGAACCATTCTCGCTAAAACCTGTTGTAATTTTAAATGTGTTAGTTGTATCATATCAGCAAAACTTGTCATTCTACCAACTAATGATTCCGCTTTACCTTTATACATTCTTGGAGCAATAATATTATAGCTCATTTGAACTTTAGTAATATCAGATTTTGGTCTTGTCATATTTTCAGCAAGTTCCCATTTTAATAAATTATTTTCTACCCCAATTATTTTAGCTCCAGAATATAATATCTCAATAGCTCTAGATGCTTTATTAAATTTAGTATTATCATCTATAGATGGATTAAAATCACCATCTTTTTTTATAGATTTTTTTCCACCAGATGCTGTTTGTTTTATTTTATAAGTTTGATTTTTATATGTTTTGTATTCAAAATATAATACATTAATAAACCCATCGTCCTCTTCAGAATTATATCTATTAGCCATACGTAAATTACTACCAATACCCTCAGCTTCTTTAACCTCTTCATCAGATAAATTTGGAAATTGTTTTTTTAATTCTGATATACTTATTTTTCTAATTTCACCAACATAATAAAGATCGTCAAAGTATGGTGAATTAGTTTGTGAGTGTACTATATCAGCCGGATCAACATATTCAATTTTAATTCCCTCGGCTGTATTAAAACTATTTTTTACACAAGATATACCAAGAACAGTAATGTCATAATCTAATCTTTTTTTAATTAAATCATATTTATTTAAATCCATTAAATTGTTTAATGCTTCTTCTTGCGCTATTTCAATAGATTGTTTATAATCTAATTGCATGTGTAATGCTAATTCATCATTATTTTCTGGTAACGTATTATTATCTGTTTTAAAGAAATTAACACCAGTTTGTTGTAGTATTTCATTTTTCAAATACTTACTACCCATATCATCTTTTATATTATTAATATAATCTGTTCTTTGTTGAATAGATGATGGGTCTTGTGAGTATGATTTTAATTCATATGTTCTTTCTGCAATTCCATTTACCACAATATCCACAAATTTAGGTATAATAGGTACAGGTTTCCAATCTAAATTAAGATACGATAAATCACCATTAATAGATAATTCATCTTTATATTTTTGTATTGATTGTTCTCCTCTCGCATAAAGTCTTAACTGATGATAATTTTGTTTCGTTGCAAAATATCTTGAATTACCTCTATCTTTTTCAAACCACTCACCTTCTATTGCTCTACCAACACTTAATCCGTATTCTAAACTTGATTTCTCTGCATCACTAACAGCTTGACTTGGAAATATACTTTTTGGTTGTTTTTTTACCATTTTTTATTCTATTATTTGTGATCTTGTGCCAGTATTTTTATATCTAGCAAAATTAATATTTACTTTTTCTTTTTCTATTTTTGCGTTTGGTCTATACAAATGTCTATTACATGCCATAATTGCTAGTCCAGAACTTATTGTTGCATCAAATTTAGTTCGTTTGTTTATATCAAACCTTGACCAATCATTTAATGTTTTATTAAAATACATATTACCATATGTTTCATCTTGCTTTAAACCAACATTATCTTGAATATACATTTCAATCGCAGACGCATGCGCTTGTTTAATATCTTCACTTGTATTTGGAATTCCACCTATTTCTTTTTCTGTTACAGACAGTTTATTCCAAACTTTATCAGGTCTATTCATTGAATAACCTCTATAACCTCTTCTTCTTAAATAGTATAGTAATCTAGGTTTATTATTTTCAGCAAGTACAGGCATACCATAAAAATATAATGCCATTAAAACATCTTCAAAAAACATTTCAGCTGTTGCAGGTCTCGCTACATATTCTAAAAAAAATTGGTTTAATGGAGCATCTTCCATAGAGAATTTAGTTAATCCATGAAGAGCACCTTTTGACCCTTGTCCATCCACAGTACCTGATATATCATAACTATCACACCCAAAAGTACCCATGTGTTCATTACCTGGATATTTTAATCCATTTTTTATTACAACATTATTTTGCAAATGTGATTGTGGAACCCAACTAATGTTAAATCTTCCTTGTAAATCTGGATAAAATATTACTTGTGTGTCTTTTACACCATTTACCCACTGAAAATTTCCTTTTGTAATTTGTGATGAACTATATAATTCTTCATTATAATCTATTTGTTCATATATTTTTGCAAGATTAAAAATACTATGTTTTGTTTCATCTCTAAAAGCGTGTTCAATAGTTCTGGGAAATTGTCTATAAAATTCGTTTAAATTATCTTGATCATTTTTAAGACCCTCAACTTCGTTTTCCCAATGTTCTATTACACCTGTATCTATTAGATCATTATGCGGTGAATAAATAGCATCTTTAGGTGTATCGAAAACTGGCATACCATGCTTATCCATAAATCCTTCATAATTCCACTCCATTGGTACAAATAAACTGTATAAACCAGATTTAGTTTGTCCGTTTTTATTTCTTTTTTCTACATTAGAATCTTTAAATAATTTTTTAAAATTATTACCACCCTTATCTAATGCGTTTGACGTAGATCCCATCATACATTTACCAATAATTCTACTACCTAATCGTAAACACGTTTTTGTTACTCTCCAATTGTGTAGTATATTATCAGGCCTTTCCCACTTACCACTTTCATCATGTACAAGTAAATTAAGTTTTTCTCCATCGTATGAGTTATCACCTGTGTTTTTCCAATCTATTGTTGTATCTAAACCTACAATATCTTCAAGTTTTTCATTGATTTGTAATTTCTTTCTAGTGAACTTTACTGCTGGTACTCTATATGCTAACTCACTCTTAGGTCTGTCCATACCATCCTGAATCGGTTTAAAAAAGAATGGATAGTTG